TGGCATCGGTCAGCACGCAGGCCGTATCAGGTGATGGCGCCAACCCTATCGCTGCCGCGATATTTCTCACAATTTCCGCGCCAACCATTTTAATTGGGGCGACCACATCCCTCACGACCGAGCCGCCGAAGGTTTTCAAGTCAGCCAAGACTGACGCCCTGAGTTTCATCGGTTCGGACGGAGAGATTCGCGGCGCACAGTTTGAGCAAGCGTCCCGACACTACCGATTGAGCTACAGGTCGCCCCTTATGTCCGATATGCAACTCGCCCAGGCGATCGCGACTACATACTGATACCGACCTTTACTCTATCCTCAGCGTCGTGATTCTTGCCTCCGGCGTAACCGCCAAATTCATCATCTGGGCCGGCCACCAATGCCTTCCATCGTCTATGCCAATGAGTTCGAAATCTGCGTATCAATGTCCGATTTAGTTTCATGGGTAGGGGATGAGCACTCACCCAATGCGGATTTAGATGCCGCTTTGATCGCCTCTGGAATCGAGCTAGACATTGCAAAACTGTACGACCATTACTTCGACGACATACCTATTGGTGCTGGTGACGTTCATGTCTATTCGTCTGCCGTTAGCGAGAGCCTGCTGGTCATAGACCTGTACCGAGATCTGACCGACCAGCTTGATTTAATTACCGTCTCGCTGAGAATTGACAAGACCCAGCTCAATTTGTCGATACCACTCCTCAGACAATTTTTTGATACCACTGAGTGCCAGGTACTTTTTAGTCAATCTACCCACTCAAAGCGATTGCACTCACTGATAGATGAGAGCAGGTACCCGTTACTTATCAACGAGAGCGGATACGGGCAACAGATAATTCTCCATAAATGACGTGCGCTAATTACGGGGCACTGCCTTCACACTCCTTTCACAATCGAGCGCCTAGGGTCATTCCAGCTCCTAGTGAACATCCCTTTAAGCCCGCTAACCCCCATCGCGGGCTTTTCTTTGCCTGCGATTTGCCTGGGCTACGCTCATCGGCCTATCGAATAGAGTAATGCCCATGCCCGCCCGCGAATACTATCTGCCTGACACCCCCGAACGAATCTACGAGAACCAGCTCGCTCTGGAGGCAGCCATCATGGAGTTGTCGCTGTGGGTGGTTGGGCAGGGCGGTGCGCGCGTAGACGAGAACGTCCGGGGCGCCTTGGATGCGATCGGCGAGAACGCCGGCTATATCAAACAGTGCCTGGCTGGGCTGAGGGCTCAAGGGTCGGATTGATCGCTAGTGGGAGGGCGGCCGCGATCTCGTCCATCGTCGCTTTGTCTCGCTCAAAGTAGGAGGCGCCTGCATTTGTAATTGCGAGCTGATGCTCCCTAATTTCGACAACGTCCACCAAGGCAAAAAGTGAGATTAGTTCTAGCCCTTCGGCTCTACTAATCACCGTGTTCGTTGGTCCACGTCCTTCATCCAGCATGGCTGCAAATTCTTTGGCCTCCTCGTGCGTACTGAAAAGCTCAAGCATTTCCGTCGACCAGATTTTACTTCGATCGCGATACGCAACTGTCTCCGGAGATCCTGGGCTTCCCAGATAATAAGCGTGCCTGTTCGCGAGAGCTTTGGTGTCCGGATGGTTGGGGCCGCGGCGAATTATCCAGGCGCCGTTTGGGCCCTTCCTACTGATGTGCGGGATGAGGGCGTATTGTTTGATGGTTGGTTCATAGCCAAATGGGTCGTACGGCAAGGCAGGGCGCCCCAAATGCAGAGCTGTCGCTCCGCAGCTAAACTTCACTCGATAGCTATCTGATGAACCCCAGCCTCCATTGGGCTCGTACTTGGCCATTAATCGAATTAGCGCAGGTATCAGCGCCTTGGACTTCTTGCCCATCATGGGAGCTATCCGGAGGAGCTTTCTATCCCGATCGCTGACTTCTTCTGCTGGTACCGGATCGAGGTCTGCCGGCGTGAATTCGACAAACGCCCAGCCAACTAGGCCTTTTCTCTCCTGGGCTGCTAACTCCTGCAGACGCTCCGGTTCCATGTACAGCTGTTCCGGTCGCAACGGGATCAAGTCCGTCTCGCGTGCTGCGCGGCCGGCGCTATGGACAGGCTTAATTGAATCGATCGCAGCTCTCCAATCGCAGCCAGGCTCGGTCCAAATCACGATTGCGTCAGGGAACGCAACTCCTGAAGTGCTGCTGTCTGGTTTTCCGAAATAATAGCTAACGTAAGGAGGGGCGCCGAAGAACGTCTTCGTCATAGTGCGGGGCGCAGGGTGAGGGCCTTCGACAAGTTGGTACTCAAGGACAAGATCCAGGTCGCCACACATCATCGCGCCGCGGGCGTACGAGCCGACAGCCCACAGCGAAGTGATCTCAACCCGGGACGTCACAGCCTTGTTGAAGAAGTCTTTGTGGGCAATGGTGCGGGTTGATGCCTCGTCCAACCGCCGACAGATCCGCTCCAGCTTCTTAGTAAACGACTCACGCGGATAGCGATTTTCTAGTGCGGCCATGCTCTGTTCTCTACAGGGCGCCCAAGGGGGGCTTGTAGATTCAACGTATCACTCGGGTCAGCTAAATCGCCATTAGCAGGCGATACAGCGATCACGCGTACGGAGCTGCTCAGAGTGGATTCGGTGAAAGGCCTTTAGGGAATTCGTCGTACCCGTCCAGTCTGATCGACCGGAAAAATACTCTCATGAGTGTCATTGATGCCTCTTCGACGTGAGGAAAGCCTCGCTCAAGCTGCCCCCACATTTGTCTCGCCAAGGGGCGCAGCTCTAACCGAGCACCGACTCGGGACGTGTGCAGCCAAACCATCACCGCTGCAGCTTCCTGAAGGCGCCCTTCGGCCTGAAGTGTTCGTATCATCGTTGAGAGCTGAAGGGGTATCAGGACAAACTGTGTAAGCCACGATCGGATCGCTCAGGAGAAACCCAGCGTCTTCCAATCGATTCCGAGTATCGGTGGCCAGCGCCACTACCAAACCGATCTCGTCGCCATCCATCTGGCTCAACTGAGCGGTGAACGACGAAATTTCGCGCTCTTGAATGCGAAGGTAGCGAGACAGCTTCCATTTTGTGAACAGGCCCATTTTCCTCATCCCTGATAATAAAGTTTGGTGTTCGTTGACGAGAACCTGCGCCAAAGGGGTCAGGCGTAGCTGCGCCATGAGTGTGTTCCTGACACGCGCCATAAGGCTATTACATTTTGCTAACGCGCTATATAGACTTGTCGATATGTCTAAGGCAGTAAACCTGGAAAGGGACAGCGTGATGGGTAGGAATTATTATTATCGTGAGCTGGTTATTTTTGTATTCGGTATTCTTGCAGGGCATGTGACCTTAATACTGTTTTTGTGGTTGAAGAAAAATGAGTACTTAACATTTGCGTGGATTTTTATGGCTGCTTTTGGGGCCATGGTTTCAACGGCTGTAGGGTTAACAAGGTTTCTTCGTGACAGCCATGCTTTGGATGATGAGCTTCTAGGTGTAGAACTAGAGTTTTCGAAAACTGATGCTCATGTCATACCTATTGAACTTGATGAGGCGCGAGTTTTGATATTTCCATACGCTACAAGTGCACTCGAAGCGGCGAGAGATGCAACGTTAAAGTACTGGGTCGAAGTCGATCCACAGCACCCACCGTTACAAAAAACAGTGCAATCGTTCATCGCAGAGCGTGGCGTACCTCTGCGACAAGCCGCAGAGCTAGCCAACGCAATCAAGCCAGATGCGGCGTCTAGGCCTGACATACTGGTTTGACAGTATGGCGTGTCATAATGTCAGGGCTTCCCGTCATGCAGGCAAGCAGGTCAATCTGTTTTCAATCCCAATCAATGGAGGGAAACAGCATGACCGACTTGAATGATCATTCAACGAAATTGGCGAGTGCCACAATCTCTAAGTATTTCGCGCGATCTTTCCAAAGAATTCTGAACAGGTCCTGGCAGACTGCAGGGCGTCATTCCAACTCGGGCAGATATGAAAAACCCGTCGGGTCGGGCTTGGTCATTCGGTTCAGTTGTCACGATGATAGTAATAACTGCGGGAACTATGGTTCGTCGAAATCAATCCAGAGGTTATCGGGGCCATCCCATTCGTAGTGATAACCAGCATCTGAGAGCATCTCGCCGAACGCCTCAAAAAGTTCGTCCATATTTGCCTGAGGAATCGAGTCGAGCTGGAGATCTGTGAAGTCGGCCTTCGCCGAGCCATGCCCCATTGCTACAGCCTGATTAATGGCCTGAAGAATCCGACTCTTCATTGTGGCTGGAATGCTTTGCCTGGCAATGGCTGACATTTGTTGCGCTTTTTTAGCCGGAATTAGCTCGTCCGAAGCGCTCTCGCCGAGAAAGCTAAGCTCGAGCCGTGAAAGAATTTCAGCCGTAGCTGACCGGCCACTCTCTTTTGCCGCTGCCATAACCTGATCTCTCAGCGCTTCGGGAATTCTCAGATTGAACTGTGGGTCGGTGCGGCTCATTTCAAATCCAGTTCCATTAAATGGAACAAAATAATGCATCACGGTGGTATTGACGACAATGCATCACCGTTATACATTTGTTGTGTGCACAACGGTGATGCATGAGGAGGGGGTATGAAAGTGAGAGACATGGCGCAGGTTGTTTTCCGGGCAGAGCCTGACATCAAGGCTTGGCTTGAAAAAAAGGCTCAGCAGGAAGAACGCAGCCAGAACTGGCTAATCGGGAAGGCGCTGAGGGAGGCAATGCAGCGAGATGAACAAATCGAACAGGCATAAAAAAACCTCATCGCCGGCCAGCGATGAGGTTTTGGGTAACGAGATCAACTTCGAGGAAGAAATCGTCATGAATAAGCATACCGAAGTAAACGAAAAACTCAATGCTGGCGCTGTTAAAGGGGCGGTGACCGTGCCGCTTTCATTCGTGCGCTGCAACGTTGAGCGACAAGACTTGTACAGCGTCTGTCCAGGAGTTCCCGTCGTAGATGCTTTGAACCAGGCATCTTGCATTCTCCATAGCGTGAGATCAGCGCTGGAAGACGCGGGGATGGGGGAATTCATCGTTTCGCCAAGCCAGGCATGGTTGCTACACATGGCGATTGAGTCTGCTAAGGCTGCTATCGACTCCGTCGCTGAAGGCCTGGAGAGCGCGCAATGATTACTTCCTCTGTTCAACCCGAGCATCTTGTTGGAGGCGCGCCACGTTTTCCGCAACCGCAAAACGTGGCGCAACAAATGTCATCGCGAGAAATCGCTGATCTAGTAGGCTCACGACATGACAAGGTCAAGCAATCAATAGAGCGGTTAGCTGCGCGCATCGATATCAACGGAAACCCCGTGATAGCTCTTCCCCCAATGGGGGAATACCTCGACGGGCTAGGCCGGAAGGCCACAGAGTATATGGTCTGCAAGCGCGACAGTTACATCATCGTGGCCCAGCTCAGTCCAGAGTTCACGGCTCGCCTGGTTGATCGCTGGCAGGAACTGGAGGAGCAATCTGCCAAGCCTGCTTTCGATATCTCCAGCCTGAATGACCCAAAGGTCTTGCTCGCGCTGCTGACCGACAACGTCCGCAAAGTTGTCGCCTTGGAAGCTGACAACACTGAGCTCTCGAAAGAGAACCACGAGCTGGAAGTGAAGGTCGAGCAGGACGCGCCGAAGGTCGCCTTTCATGACATGGTGGTGGTGTCGCATAAGACGTACAACGCCGCCCAGGCTGCAAAGCTCATCGGTACCGGCCGTACCAGGTTGCTGCAGTTCATGCGGCAGAAGGGGTGGATCACTCGATCGAACGAGCCATACCAGGCGAAGATCGAGGCCGGCCTGCTGGATGTGAAGCTCGGTACCTTTGAGCATCCCATTCAGGGCACTATCCCGACGTGCTCGACGCTGATCACGGGGAAGGGGCTGACGAAGCTGGAAGCGTTGTGGCGGGACAGGGACGCTGACTTACTGGCGTAGGAGTGAATTGAGCCCGGCCCAGTGCCGGGCTTTTTGCATCTGGCTCAAGGCTGTTCAGCGTTGGCCTTCTCAAGCAGTCCAGCAATGCCTTCGAGTAAAACTAGGTCCGACTCCTTGAGCCTTCCCTTTGCCGCGGCCCGGGCGAGCTTCTCGATAACAGCAACTGCTCGCGGCGTAGCTTTGTCCTGAAGGGCTTGGTAGGCCGACGCGGCCTCTCGCACCACATCCTGCCGCGTGTACTCACCCTCGATCATCGCCGGCCCTTGCCCGTTAGGGTTGACCAGGACACCAGGCGTGAGCCCGATTTTCTGCTCGAGGTTGAGCGCTGCTTTCTCGCCCAGGGAGCGATGCCCATTGAGGATCTGGGACAAATACGACGCGTCCAGATCGTGTTGATCGGCGAAGTCTTTCTGGCTGAGTTGGCCGATGACACGCCGCAGCGCGTCGACCCTAAGAGTTTTGATATCCATAGGCGAATAGTGTCCCTGCGTTAGCAAACAGTAAATTATAAAATGCTATTGCTATTTAAATTAGCAAACAGTAATCTGAGCTTCTTTCGGAGGCAAACATGACGCTACTCGAACTAATCCGGTCCCTCGACACCCTCTCGGTGGAGTCGTTGGCCAAACGCAGCGGCACCAGTGCCGGGAACCTTAAGCAGATCGCTCACGGCTTCCGCCGGGCAGGCCCAGGCCTTGCCATCAATCTTGAGCGGGAGTCGAGAAGGGCCGTGACCTGTGAAGAGCTTCGGCCCGACGTCGACTGGGCCTATCTGCGCAATTCAGGCCAAGAGCCAAATCTTTAAACCTGATTAAAAGAAGTACTCATCGAGAGTGCATATCTTCGCCCCGAGCTGAACGTTCCGCCACGACAACCACCAAGAGGTTTCCCGAAATGGAACAGGTACATCGCGCAATTCACGAGGCAGTTCTGGAGGCGGGGCCAAAGCAACTGGCTCACCTCATGGGCATGAGCCACACCGCGCTGCTCAACCGCAGCAATCCGAACGACGACTCGCATCGCCTGAACCTCGAGCAGTTCCTCCAGATCCTGGTGCACAGCAAGAATCCAGAGCCACTGCAATTACTGGCTTGTGCTTTGGGATACGAGTTGGTGCCGCTGGTTAAGCCTGATGGCAAAAGCCTGGTTCAAGCGCTCGTCCACATGGCTGCTGAAACTGGAGATGTTTCCCGGGCGGTTCATGACGCCATGGCGGATGGCCGGGTAACGCAGATAGAGAAGGCCGGCATTCAGAAGGAAATCGGCCATGTTCGGCAGAGCTTGCTGGTACTGGAGGAGTCCGTGAAAGCGGCGTGAAGGACCGGCAGGGCAGTCGATCGTCTGGCGACTTGCATTATTTAAAACGGGTGGAGAACCAATTTTACCCGGCGCAGAAAGCAACAAACCCGGCGGGAACCGGGCTCATTTAATCGTCCTGTGTGATCAGGACTACACAACTACAGAGGTGTTAATCATGGCACATGCAATTAGTAGTGAACAAGCTCGTTCGAATGCTAGCGCCTTCGGGATGTCGCTGGCTCAGCCTTATCCGATTGATGAGGTTGGCTTCGATATCGGATGCATCGGTTTCTGCGTTCAGGGGCTTCATCGGGAGCGTGGCATCAAGCGCTTCATGACTCATGAGATGGGTCGTGCTGATGCAAAGGTGGCTCTGGAGCTTCTTATCCCGGAGGTCCCAGAGGCCGAACTGTCGCTCTCAGCAAAAGGTTTTTTCAGCCAGGAAGTTCCTGAATTTGAGAGAACAGCCCTGATCATGAGCTCCATCGTTAAAGCGTCCAAGTACGAAGCACGGCCAGGCAAGTTCATCCTTGAGGCAACAGGATGGTTTGGTCAGGCCGCCAAAGAGATGGCTAAGCCGATCTGGATGCCTGTTTGGCGGGCTGAGCAATGAACACTTTGCAGCAACCCGTTGTGGTGCCTACCACGGCCTGCACCATCGCCGGCCCCTGGCCAATCTACGGCAACTTCCGAACGCTTCCAGAGCGCGAGCGCTGGGTGCTATACGGCAGTGCCAAGGCTTACCGCGAGTCGCTGGAGCGCCAGGGTTTCGAGATGGCTGAAACCTACGATGCCTTCATCCGTCGTGTGACAGAGGAGTTGGATATCTGATGGCGCGCATTAGGACGATCAAGCCAGAGTTCTGGAGCAGTGAACAGGTGATGGAGTGTCAGGCTCTGACGCGCCTCCTGTTCATTGGTATTTGGAATTTTTGTGACGATGGCGGCAATCATCCTGACTCGGAGAAAACCATCAAGGCCCGGGTTTTTCCCGGTGACGAAATCAGCTCGTCGAGTATTCGTCGAATGCTCGACGAGCTGTCGTCGAACGGTCTTTTGGCCTTCTACGAGCACTCTGGCAAGCGGTATTTGCATGTCAGCGGGTGGGAGCACCAAAGGATCGATAAACCAACCTTCAAGTACCCGGAGTTTGTTCAGTCCCCAGCGGTGTCCAGTCCGCCACTTCTGGGGGCTGGCACTGATGACAACCAGCAGCCGGGGCCTGGAGGTGATTCTGTCGGCGAGCCATCTACGATCATTCGACTACCTCTCGGCGAGGGCTCGTCGAATCCTCTACTAGCCCTCGACCCCGGAAGGGAAGGGATGGGTAATAGGAAAGGAGAAGATCAAGATCAAGAGCATGTCCATCGTCGCGATGCTCCGCCGGACAACGCGGCACTGGAATCTCAAACTGAGGCAAATGGGCAGGCGCAACCCATACCTGATCAACCCGCTCCGGCGGACTTGAAACCGAAGCGAGATATCAAACCTGCAGCTGCGGATCCGCTAGACGGTTTTGAGCAGTTCTACCGGTTGTATCCGCGGCGTCAGAAACGACCGACCGCCGAGTCAGCCTGGAAGAAACTCAAACCTGACGCTGCACTGCGCGAGACCGTGCTTGCCGCGTTGGCAAGGCACTGTCTGCGACCTGACTGGATCAAGAACGGCGGCCAATACATCCCGCTGCCAGCGTCCTGGCTCAACGGCCGATGTTGGGAAGACGAGCTCCTTGCGACGACCGAGCAGTCCCATCACGTGGACCTCAACCAAATTGACCACACCGATGGCCTTGAGCAGCAGGCCGACGGCACCTATCGAATTGCGAGCGTGACCCCATGACCACAAAACCCAAGTACACCCTGGAGACTCGGGTGGGTGAATGCCAAGTGGATGGCAGCTTTGCTGATCACCTAGTGCAACAGTTTGGTGCCGACCCGGTTTGGTTCGGTTGCCCCCGTTGCCACTTCGACGCCCGCCACTCACAACACCTTGATCAGCGTTCGAAGGCGGTGGGTATTCAGCGGGACCGATTGCTGAACGAGCGCCTCCTCGATGCAGGCATTCCTGATCGGTTCATGGGCTGCACGCTGGACAACTGGATTGCTGACGCTCCTGCCCAGGTTCAAACCCTCGCAGCCTGCGGCGGTTTCGTTGAAGCCTTCGTCGAGAACTTCGCCGTCGGGCGTTCCGCGATGTTGCTGGGTACCGTGGGCACAGGGAAAACCCACTTGGGCGCGGCCATGCTGCAGGCCGTGATCCGCGAACACGCTCATCATGGGCTGCGCGGTCTCTACGCTACCGCCGGCTCGATCATCCGAGACGTTAAGGCCACCTTCGGCAATCGAGGGCGTACCGAGGCGGATGTCTACGCCGATCTTATCCGCCCCGACCTGCTGGTCATCGATGAGGTTGGCGTGCAGCACGGGACCGACTTCGAGCGCCAGGTGTTATTCGAGGTGATCAATGGCCGTTACGAGAAGATCAAGCCCACGATCGTGGTGAGCAACCTGGGCGTGACCGAGCTGCGCCAGTGCCTGGGTGATCGGGCTGTTGACCGCCTGCGCGACAAGAGCGGCATTGTGGTGGTGTTCCGCTGGGCATCTGCGCGGGGTGCCGTATGAGCCGCGAACTGTTCAGCATCGAAGCGGAGCATGGCGTCCTGGGCGCGATCATGCTTAAACCGGATTTGTTCGACGAGGTCACCAGCAAGGTCAGCGTCTCCGATTTCCACGACTTGGAGAACGCCGCGCTCTACCAGGCAATCATTGATTGCCACGCCACCGGTGATCCGGTTGATCCGGTCACCGTTGGGTTATGGCGGCCTAAACTGCCGAGCGGCGATAGCACCTTGGCGTTCGCAGTCGAGATCGCCAATAACGTGACCAGCACCGCTAACTGGAAGACGTACGCCAAGCACGTTCGCGAGCGAGCAATACTTCGGCGTGTGGTCGAGGCCGGAGACGTGATTCGCGAGCAGGCCACTGAAGACCTTCCTCTGGCGGAGATCATCGCACTTGCTCAGCAGGCCACCGCCGACCTTCGTGATCTGGACGACGACGGACAGCGGGATTACTACAGAGCCAGCGAGATCCTGCCTGGCGTGGTCGACACCATCGACTCGAAGTTCAACAAGACGATGCCAACAGGGCTTTCGACCGGGCTGAAGGATCTTGATGAGCTGGTGCGAGGGTTACGCCCTGGAAACATGATCGTTGTCGGCGGGCTGACCGGCTCAGGCAAGACCATCCTCGGTCTTCAAATCGCCCAGCACGTCACCTGCAAACTCGACGGTGTGGGTCTTGCTTTCTCCATGGAAATGACCAAAGAGGAATTGATCACGCGCGGCCTTGCATCGATCGGTAGCGTCAATCTGAGCAAGTTGGACAGCGGCGATCTTGAAGACCATGACTGGCCAAAGCTAACCAGCGCGGTCAGCGTCCTCAACGAAGCCAAGCTGTTCGTAAATGACCAGGCCGGCATGACGATGCCCCGCATCCGCTCAATTGCCCGACAGTGCCAACGCAGGGAAGGGCTCAGCGTGTTGCTTGTCGATTACGTCCAGTTGATCAGCGCCGAAGGTAGCGGCAATCGCTCTATCGAGGTCGGGAAAATATCCACGGCCCTGAAGAACCTGGCCAAGGAGCTCAAGATCCCGGTGATCGTGCTGGCCCAGCTCAACCGCGGTTCAACCAATCGCCCAGACAAACGTCCTCGTCCCAGCGACATCCGTGACTCCGGACAGATCGAACAGGACGCCGACGTGGTGATCCTGGTACACCGCGATATGGACAGCGAAGAGGGCCAGAACGGAGTAACCGAACTCATCGTCGGCAAGGTCAGGCACGCCAAGGTCGGTTCGTGCCTTGTTCAGCAGCAGGGTAAGTACGTCAGGTTTGTTGATTTTGGAGGGAAACAGCCAACTACCGAAGAGGCGGAGATGGGGCGCGTATTGAAATTCACCGGCCGCGCGAAGGGGAGAAAAGACCATGAGTAACGTAGCAACGGCATTGCCGCGCAAAAGCATGAGCGACCTGGAGCGGCGCTTTCTGAAGATCGCGGGTGAGGAACTGGCCAAGGTCAAAGTCGGCGGCCCGAGTGCGCTGGCCTACCTGCTGGATATGGTAGCCAGCTGGCACGGCAGCCGTGCACAGATCGGCTTCCATGACTTCGGGCAGCGCTGGCTGATCGAGGGCAATGCAAAGAACAAACCTGCTGACCGGTTGCTGCGTGACCTGTTTGGCCTAAGTGATCCAGATCCGAGGAAAGCCGCATGAAGAAGCGCACGTATCTCGACAAGCCATTGGGCGACACTGAATACCTGTTGGAGCAATGGGGCTGGTGGCGGATGGATGGGATGGGCGTGCCACGGTACGTGTCACCTCTGTATGCGCTGATCCGAGACAACAACGTCACTGAGGGCGGCATCAAGAATTACTGCGTCACGGATGACGTTGCCCTGGTGGTGGATCGTGCGGTGGCTAAACTCGCCACACGAGATGCGCAGATGGGAAACTTCATCTGGCTGTATTTTGGCGCGAAGTGGCCCGCCCTTAGGATTGCCCGAGAAAACGATATGGGTGAGGCCAAGGCGCGCGAGCTGATCAAGGCCGGTGTGGCCTGGGTGGACTGCGCTATCGAGGTGTTTCGCGAAGCTGCGTAGAAAATCCTTTCCACGCGGATAAACACCTGTTTTCATGACACCGTGTTTAGCTTTTCAAGCGCGACACGGGAGGGAAGGGTAGAAGTTTTTACCCTGGTCTTTTCGTTTGGTGATTTCATACTTAGCCAACTTTGGATGGATCCTGTTATGACGAATGGATATAAAATTGTCAAAATCGATGACTTTTGGCGTTTGAAGTGCGGCTCTAGAACGCTTCCCGGCAAGTACGACAGCGAGCAGGCAGCGAAGGACGATGCATTGGAACGAGCTCCCTGCGGAGAGCAACCCCCAAAGCCTAAGCTAGTGCCTAAGAAGGAAGCAACTGAGAAGTCAGACGTTCCTAAGAAGCCCACTAAGCGCCGAAAAAACACGCCTTAAATTAAATAGTAGGCTTCTCTAGGAGTGCCGCGGAGCAGCGCTTGCAGTCTTCACTCCATTACTAGCCTCGGCATTTGCCGGGGCTTTTTCTTTTTCGGCTCCACCACACCCATTGCTCCTAGCTGAGAGTGCTGCCGGTGTAGTTCCTCGCTCCATCTGAAGTTTGCAGCCTCGACTAAATCCGGCGAAGCGCCGTGTTTTATCTGCCGAACAGACCGTGGCTATATTGTGTCTTTACTGCCAAAAAAAGTGACATATACGCCAATCGAAGATTTCTGAGAACGAATTGATGGCACATTGACTCATAGTGCCGTTGTTAATAAATCGATCACTCCTTAGAACTTATTGGTCACAAAATGAAGAAGACAATCCTATCGGCTTTGCTTTTTTGCGCTGTTTGTAACGGCGCTCAAGCTATAGAACTTTCAGGCGCCTTCGGCGCCACTAGCCAAGGCGGATTGACTGCTCGTGCTGCGCTGGGATTCAACTGGGACAAGGCGTGGTTGGAAAACTCTACAGGTAAGCTGACCGGTTATTGGGACTTGGGGTACACCTATTGGGAGTCGGGAAAAGAGGCCGGCGCTCGCCACTCTGTTTCCTTTGCCCCGGTATTCGTTTACGAGTTTGGTCAAGGTGATATAAAGCCGTTTATCGAAGCTGGTGTGGGTGTCGCAATGTTTTCGGGCACTAACGCTGGCGACCAGAAATTCGGATCTTCCTTCAACTTCGAAGACCGAATTGGCGCTGGCTTGAAGTTCGGCGATACGCAGAAGGTAGGTGTCCGGGCTACTCATTATTCAAACGCCGGCATCAAAGAGCCGAACGATGGCATTGAGTCTTACGCACTTTTCTACAGTCATTCGATTTGATCTAAACAGGAACCCGGCCACCGCGCCGGGTTTTTATTGCCTGAGTTTCACTGCAGCCAGGGCAGCCTCACGGAAGTCCTGGACACTGATAAGCCGGTAATGCAGCCCTACGGAACAACATTGACGTCCCGAACGTCATCTATCAGTTTTAGGCGCTCTATAGCGCGTCTGCATCCATAGTTAGCTGCTTTTTGAAGATAGCGGATCTTTTCCTGCTTAAGGTTCTGACCTGAAATTTGAGTTGATAGACTCATGTAAAGCTCGGCTCGAATAGCTTTTTCATTGAGAGATGCAATTGCATTTTTTCTCCTGGAATCACTATCCCTATCGCAGCTAGGCATAAGCATTGGCTGCGGATAGTACTTGCTTTGCGAAGTTGTATTTTCAGGTAAGGCGTCAATCAAAGATCGAAACTCGGCTGTTTTTACATCGTCGAAGCAGTAGCTGATCATCTGCATACCTGCTGGGGCGAACCCTTGTGTCAGGCTAGATTTCAATAAAGAGCAGACCTGACCTACAGCTTGCTCTCTGGGTTCAATGCCTATAGCGAGCCGAGCGAGCCGGTATTGTGCGGCTGGATTTCCATCAGCGGCTGAGCGCTTGAGTAGGGGGACGGCCTCCGCCACTAGAGTGCGTAGTTCATTTATGAGTTCTTCTTTTTTCTTTTCGGGAAACTTTTCCTCATTGGGTAATTGATCCCGAATATTGAAAATTTCGTTATTAATTTCGTCAATTTTATCAAGGTAAGGGAGTGCCTTGAAATACAGCGTTTCGGCCTCGGGTGAGGCATCTGGCGACTCCGCGTTTGCGATTGTCGCGACGCAAACCAATAAGGTTAATGATAGAAGTTTGATGTTTCTTTTCGTCATAGCATCATCCTTGTAATTACCTGCCTGAATCGAGCCAATGCCACAACGCAGTATGCCGGTTGGCGGGCTAACGTTTTCATATTCAGGGCCTCGAAATCAATCAACGTTTTTTTGTTTTCGGCCCCGCCACACCCTTCGCACTGAGCAGGGAGTGCTGCTGGGGCTGAATTATTTGACCAGGCCGGCAGCGGCCACCTTTTCCTGATGGAGTTGCGATGGATCCTACCGACCTCGGCCCAGGCACAGCTACCTGGCTGGGCGGTACGGGCCTCACCCTTGTGGGGGGCTTCCTGTGGCTGCGTAAATTCCTGTCGAAGGATGCCGCTGATCGGGCCATGGACAACGCCGACATCTTCACCCTTCGCCGGTTGAATGAGCTGCTGGACTCGGAGAGGGTCGCGCGCAAAGAGGCCGAGGCGCGTGCGGACCAGTTCGCCAAAGAACGGAACGAGCTCGCCGCGGCAGTGGGCCGCATGGAAGGCAAGATTGAAGGGCTGACCATTCAGGTGGCGCAGCTCACGGCAACCGTTACCAGTCAAAGCGCCGAGATCGCCCGCCTGCGTACGAAGTTGGGAGATGACAAGTGATGGACAGATGCGCGATGGAGTTCATCGCTCGACGCTGGTGGCGCCGGGCAGAGATCTGGGTTATCGCTGCGTTCCTGCTGGCCGGTGGCATTGTCCTCGGTTACCAGGCCGGCGTGTGGGCAGCCAGTAGCGAGCAGACCAAGCAGCTTGCCGAAGTGCGCGCCGCCTATGACGCAGCCCTGGGCAAGCGTGACCTGCGCCTGACGAACCTGGCCGAGAAAACCCAGGACGCAGCTGTGAAGGTGCAAGAGGCATCGCACTCCGCTGTCCAGGCCGCTGACACAGCAAGCAAGGCGGCCGAGAAGGTCAGCGAAGCGGTAGAGCGGCAGGCGCCGTAATCCGCTCCACGTTTTCGGACGCGCCAAATCGTGGCGCGAGGTTCTGCAAATGAGCAACGTAACCCGTCTGCGGCACGTGCTGCCAATGAGCCCTGACATCAACACGGCAGTGAGCGCTCTCGACAAGGCCATTGCCGATGCAGTGGACGTCGCCAGGACTGCCGGACTGCCCCAGGGCCTGATCGTTGGATTGCTCCACGGCCATGCCCACGCACAGACGCACCAGATGGTGACCGTATGACCGTCAAGGTTCTAGAGTTCAATCGGGAGGACTGGCGCGACGCGGCCAAGACCCTGCGCAAGATCGCCGATGACCTGGATGCCGGCGAGCATCCTGAATGCACAGTGGGTGCCTTGACGCTGATCGGCGCGAAGGGAGAGGTGACCGTGTTCGGCCTCGGCCCCAAGTGCGATGACCTGCAATGTCTCGGTGCGATGCGCCTGGGTGAGCAGAAGCTGATTGATGTGCTGCTGGATCGAGAATGATTTAATGATTTGATATCCAAGCTGCGGCTGCGGAGTAACTCATGCTCGCGCCGATGCCGAGAGCCTTCCCTGTGAGCGATTTGACCGAGTCGAGTAAACCGTTTTTTGCGGCATCCTGAAGCTGAGAGCCGAGAGTCTTACCTGTAATGCTATCCGGAAGCGCCTTGAGAACCTCAAGCCCTTTCGCCGTCAGTATGCATCCATCAAAAATCGAAAGATCTGCCCGAGTCTGCGGAACGTGAGTCAAATATCCAGTTTGCGCAAGCCAATTTATGGCATAGCCAAAGAACTCTATAGCGTTAAAACTTTGTACGCGCTGAGCCTCGTGGTCCTGCCCTTCGGGTGCGATTTGCTTTAGGAAAGGGTAGGGCTCTAGGGTTACCGGCTCAGGGAATGATTCATAGAGCCGAGCAAACACAGCACCTGTCAACATGTCAAAGCGCTCCATATTCGAAGTCATGCGAATCCCCTTCAAAAGACCTATTCATACAGCGTTGGTATTTCAATGACAACCAAGCAACCCGACTGGGAGGCAATCGAACGCGCCTATCGGGCCGGTTCGCTTTCCATCAGAACGATCGCTGAGCGCCAAGGCGTGAGCGACACCGCAATCAGGAAGAAAGCCAAGGTCCAGGGATGGGCGAGAGACCTGTCTGACCAAGTGCGCAAAGAGGTTCGCAGCAAGCTGGTTCGCGGAGAGGTTCGCAACGACCAAGGCGCGAACTGCGAACTTGACGCCGAGATTATCGAAGAGGCCGCAGAGGAAGGCG